TCCTATTAGCTAAGAGCAGCGCCTATGGCGGTAACCCAAGCAGCACCTGTATTAATTACCAAGCAATACTCATTGTTGCCAGCGCCGTTGTCGCTGATTACATAAACAGTTCCTTCAGGAACATCTGCATTTGCTGGAAGATTCGCAGTTGTAACAACTGGATAAATGAAGGCCGCGTCAGATTTGACGGGACCTGAGAAAGTAGAACGAGCCATTTTTATCTCCTGTCGTGGCTAGTGTCAGTCCGAACCCCGGACTGTCAGGGATAAGTTATTATAGCCTAAACAAGCTCGACAAAAAAGAGCTAGTGCGGGTTAGACTTGCTTTTTTAACGTAGTCCATTTCAAAGTAGTGCTGCTTTGGTGTTCTTTTTTGATGCCACTCTTCTTCCGAAACTAAGTGTGTTTTTAGTTTAGGCTTTCCATTTGGGAAATACAGATAACAAACAGGTGCATCTTTAGAAATAAAAATGTCTTTGTTACAATCTTGTTTTGGCAAAAGAAAATTTATGTTCAAAGAAAGATAGTGATTCGGTAGATGCGTCACAACTCCATTCAACAGCATGCCGGGGAACTTTTCCGCCTGCTCATATTGAGGTGCTAGAAACATCATCTTTTGTTTTTTGTTAGATATGAGCGTAGCATTAAAACTAAGTTTTACACTTACAAAATCTTTAGCCCAAGACTTATGCATCTGATCTTCTACACTATGGCCTTGCAGGCTTAAAAACGGAAGTGGTGATTTGTAGAGTATGTCTGGGTATGGGTCTAGTTGAAATCTAAAGACAAAATCACACGGCATCCTAACAAGATAGCTGTTTTTAAACATTTCAATAAAACTAGGACATTCCGCTACCGTAGAATTTGCGGGCTTATTAAATGTGGGGATAAATTTTTTTCTGTTAGAAAGTGTCTCTTTGTACCAACTTGGCGCAGATGCACACATAAAAGTATCGATCTCTTCGACCTGAGAGTGGGAAGAATAAACATGTAGGTTGTTTGTCATGCTGGCTCCATAAGCACTATAAGAAAAAAGGGCGACTGAATAGCCGCCCTTTTAGTTTATTATGCCTACAATTATGCCCCCGGTGAACCGAATACACAACGTGGGTCTGAGAAGCCGAAGCTGTAACGCTCACGGGCCTTGAACCGCATGTTACCAGTGTCGAAGTCTGGGTCCATGTTGGTTGCAAGAGGAGAACGCTCAAAGTGCTTCAGGCCATTCGGTGCGTCAGTCTTGATGAAGAACGCATCAGTGTCAGTCAAGTAGTCGTTGACTACATAACCTTCAGGCAGCATGCCTGATGACTTGATGGCGTTTACATCGTTGTCGGCTGTACCTACCCGAAGGTTTGATACGAGCAGACGTTCTGCAACGAACTGCAACTGACGTGGGATGATCAGCTTCATGCCACGAAGAGCAACAATCAGGCCACGCTCATCAACGAAACCAGCAATGTTGATCAGAGCGTCTTCCAAAGAAGTTTCGTTCAAATCAGCAGCTACTGATGGTTCGTTGGCGAAAGTGCCACCTGATGTCAGCGGGTGTGATGCATCACAAAGAGCAACACCGTCACCACCAGCAAAAGCGCCAGCAGAGAATGCGTTGTTCAGGATTGATGCAGCTTTAACCTGCTTTGTGTGTGCCATTGACCGTGCGAGTGCACGAGTGTAGCGAGAGGCCAGACGATCATACAGATTGTCTTCAACAGCTTCTTCAGTGATTGAGAAAGCCATTGCTACTGTTTCGTGGTTGTACCGAGCAGTGTAGGCTTCTTGTGCATCGTCGTAAGATACACCTGTGCCTTCACCTTTAGTCGGTGCAGCCCCAAATCCAGACAGCATAACTTCTTCCTCGAATGCCCGATCTGATGACTCGGTGTCGAAGATTTCAGCATGCTGGCCTTCGTAGCGACCATATTCCATACCAAAGAGAGCGTTTAGACCCGGCTCTAGTTCTTTGGCGAGTTGTGCGCGAGAAATAGCCATTATCTACACTCCCTTATGAAATAGCGGCTTCAGAATCAGACTGAAGCAGCGCGTGATTATTAAGCATCACAATCATAGGAATACCAGCGGCAGCAAAGTCTTGATTCTCAACATCGTCCAAGATGCCCACAATCTTCAAAGGAAGAGAGGCGTTAGATGAATCGAGAGTCGCAACATCAAGCTGTGCGCTAGAAATGCCTGTGGTTGTGCTACCGCTTGCACCATTATTGAACTGTGAGTTCTCAAAGATGGCTGCAACGGCAGTTGCTTTGTCAGTGATGGTAGCGTCTGTCGCAATTACAAAGCGCTGGAGCGGGTTGTCGTACACAAATCCGATGATGTCGAAGTTTGTGTCGGCACCTGAACCGGGCCAGTAGTTTGAGAAGACCTTCTTACCAGTCGTTGATGATACATATTCACAGCCAGCAAAAACGCCAACGGGAGCCTCAGTATCGCCGGATGCAGAACAAATAACGATTTCACCACCGTTATCCGCCTTTACCATTGATCCCTGAAATATCGCGCTAGCGGCGCTGTCGATGAAGTATGCATTAGTACCTTGAGTAGCTGGTGCGCTACCTGCGGTATTAATCGGCTTGAGGCCGAAGGCAACATTAGTGTTTGCCATTACTTACTCCTTATCAGATTAAGGGGACTAATCTTTGCCCCCGAATGATACACGACTTTGCCTATCGTTATGGATAGGCATTGAGGGATGTTGTTCCCTCATCAGGTTATCGTCAACGGCCTTCATTTGATTGCGGGTCTGCTCCCGATAATACTCAGTTCTTTCTTCAACCGTTTCTTCTGGAATCCGTGCAAGCATTAAACCGCCCACACCAATGACTCCACTGTACTTACCATCATCAATTGTTGGAAACTGATCAGCCAGATCCGGATATTCATCCGCACGGACTGGTTCCCATCCTTCCCGCAGCTTTGCGGCTACATTTGTGCGATCATCTTCACCATGAATTGATGTGCGGATCCAACGATGCTGATAGCCTGCTGGGGCTTCAGGTGCTGCCAACTTTGATGGCGGTGTCCACGGCTTGCGCCGTGTGGTTTTTGCGCGTGATGTTGATTCGCGTGTAGTTCTATCAGCCATATCCTTACTCCTTAACGTACTTTGCATATTCTTCAAGCGGAACATTCAAGCGTTTCGCAATGGCAATTTGCGAAGGCGTAAGTTTGACTGTTCTGCGCCCCTTTTTAGACGACTTGGAAGCCGTGGACTCCGCAGAAGCGACTCGGGGTCCTGTGCTGCGAACTGATTCCTTAAACTTGTGCGGGAACTCAGTACGAACACGTCTATCTAGCTCAGTATAATACTCATCGGACGTTGGGTCAAACCCCTCATCTTCAATTAGTTGCCTGTGAATGCCAAAAGCGGCATATGTCATGGTTTGATCAGCGCCAAACCACTCATTTTTTGATGCCCAAGCCTCGGCTTTTGGGTCAGGTTTGGCTGGTAGCTGTTGTTGTGGAGCAGCTTGTGGTGTTTCAACTGCCTGCGGCGCTTGCTGATTACCACGTTCTTTTATTTGATCGTACTTTGCCTGCTCCATTGCCAGCCGACTAATGTTCTGCTGCGCCTCAAACATAGCGTCAGCATCACCTTCGTCGTATGCTTTCTTATATGCTTCTTTAGCAGAGATAACCTGAGACTCTAGTCGAGTGCCAAACTCACCAACATAAGACTCATCTAACTTGTTTAGCCGAGCCTGTAGTTCTTCGTTTTGCTTCTTCACACCTTCAGCGTACTCTAACGCCGCTTGACGCTGACGCTCTTCTTCACGGTATTTTCCAGTGAGTGTGCGAATACGACGCTGGACAGATTCAGAATACGACGCTAGTTCGTCATCATCGTTGTCAGCGGTTGGCTCTGATTCTTCCCGCTCAGTTTCAACTTCTTGAGTTTCAACTTCTTGCGCCTCATCCTCAGTCTCAATAATTTCAAGTTCTTCTTTTTCTGCTGCTTCAGGCATACTTAAACTCCGTATGTTTTTATATCATCTGGGTCGATGATGGTGGCAATGACTTCATCGTCATTGATAATACGAACCTCACCGCCTTCAATGTTAAAGCGAGATCCAGCGTAGCGACCAATACACACCCAATCACCTTCTTTACACCACGGCTCACAGTCGTCGCCGAACTTGTTAGGATCTTGGTATGCGAGAGCTCCAACCTTTACGACATATGCTACGGTTGTCGCACGGGCTTCTTTTTCACGAGCGGCATCAGGAATGTAAA